GGTGTTGATGCAGTCAATTCTCTCCCTGCAATCATATAACTAATTGAGTTCACCAGTGCGCCGTGTATTGGTGACTCATTGTAAAGTTCAATCAAGTATTGTGGAAAGGCATTGCTCTCCCCATAGTTAACCCATCCCTTTCTATCTTCCTTCTCAATGGGATCAATTTTAACGTACTTGGACAACTCTATCTGAGTTGCACCAATGCGTTGTTTTATTTCATCAATGTTAGCCATTGTATTCAATGTCATTTGGGATGGTTAATGTTGGTTGGTCAAAGTATTGCGTCAGCGTAGTAAATTCGATATAACCTCTCTTAATCTCACCAACCACATCAGCATCAGTAGGATCAAGGTTAGTACTCGAATTTTGACCATAGATAACGTAATTGTAACGGCCTCCATCAGTGATGAGAATGCTGCCATTAACGGCATCATCAGAGTTTGTACTAATTGACAACGTTGTGATTCTCTCATTGGTGCTTATTAGCGTTGGAATAACCGCAAATTCTTGTAATGTAATTTCGTTCTGAATGACTAACAAGTAATCCGTGAACGTAGTTAATAGCAAAGCCCCCTCTTCTAATGAAAGAAGAAGGGTTTGCGAGGCGGTATTGGTTTGCAAGTAATTCATTTACTCACAAATATAAATTAAATAGTTGGTGCTACAACGGTGATACTTGCGAAGTTATCGAAAGGATCATTGCTATAAGATTCCAATCTGTAAGCCTTTGATTTTTCTTCAGCAGTAAATGTGATGGTGTACCCATTCAAGTCACCTTTTGCAACTCCAGTTGCAGTTGATGCAGCAGTTACTTCAGCACCATCCATACGACCTACCATCCAAATGTTGTCGTTGTTATCTTGTACAAAAATAACAAGGCGATTTTTACCAAGTAAATCCAATTGCTTTCTACGTGCAGCGGTCAATTTGAAGAATGTAGCGGTTACCGTTTGTGTATAGAAAATTGTACCGTTCTCAACAGATGAAGCCACCTCTTCGGTAAAACTACCCGTGTGCTTTGGGCAAATGTATTTGTAGATGGATGCAGTTGACAAACCATCAACTTCTTCAGTACTCGCATCAATAGTCACACCATTCAAAAAGTCAGCGTGTTGCTGCAAGTAGATTGCTTTGATTCCACCGATTGAATCTTTACAATCAAGGTTGAATCCTGCGGTTAATTCACAAGCCATATTATTATATTTTTATTATTAGTTAAAATAAAGGGAAGGCAGAGTTAACCACCTTCCCAATTACTTGTGGTTAATTAAGAATTGCGACCAATTACGCAGTCTGCATAAACTCCAACCTGTACACCAGTGCGGAATCTCATAGCCATACGTACGTTATCAGATGCATCAGTCAAAGACATATCAACAACCTTTACTTCAGCGTAGTCAGAGTTAGCATCAGTACCTACAACCAAGTTTTTAGGTTGAGCAATAACAACAGTACCTGCACTCATACCTGGACATACATAAATGTCATATCCGTTGAACTGCAAGTTGAAGTTATCAGATGCTTGGTACATTTGCATATAACCTGCAGCAGTGATAGCTTGACGATAGTATTGAGCAGTCTGACGATTCATATAGATTTTAGTGTCAGGACTTCCCATAATTGAAGCAGGAACAGAATCAATCAACTCATTTAAGTTGTCAATCACAGTAGTAGCATCCATTGCACCTGCAGCGTAAACAACATCAGCAGCAGTAGAAGCAGAATCTTTCAAAAGTTTTTCAAAACCAGTGAAACGCTGATAAGTACCTGCACCTGCAGTACCTTGCCATACGTGCAACTCAATCTCTTGTCCAACTTTAGCAGCAGCATATCCAATCAAGAAATCAGCAAAGTTGTTAGGAACAACATCATTGATAAATCCACGACCAGTTTGAGCAGCTTCCCAATCACGAGCAAACTCGCTCTTGCACAACTCCAAGTTAACTTTGATATCTTTAACTTCCAACACTGACTCGGTCAAAGTCAATGATCCAGCTTGTGAGAAATCGCAAGAAGTTCCATCTTGAAGCAATGCGCCACTGCCCAATACTTTCAATACAGCCTTGAATTTAACACCCTCTTTAACTGTTACATAATTTTTCGCAATAGTGTCTCCTGACAACAATGCAGCGTTAATGTATGGTAACGCTAACTCACCTGCGTAGGTGCTTGTGATTGATAATGAATCAGCCATCTTTTCTTT